TGGTCACGAAGGTCTCGCAAAATTTCAAAAATTTGAAAAAATAGTCATTTTTTTCTTTTTTCCTTGAACCGCCCTCCGGCATAGCGCACTCTGCCTTCGACACACCGCAAACCAACACACCGCGAAACGCAAACGATCGAAAGGATCCGACCGATGAAACTCCCCCTGCTGGAGGCCCTGGAAAGCCGCGTTATCCGCCACGTGCCCCTCCCGGGGCGCGTGCCGCCGCGGATATTCTCTGTCGAAACGGGTACGTCTCTCTCCGTCGCCGGGCCTCGCGACGGGGTAGAGTTCGAGGTGATGGCCCGTATCGGCTTCCGACAGGTCGGCCCCGCCGGGGCAGAACGGATCATGAGGGAAAACGCGACCGCCGCCATATCGCGGCAGGTCTACGGCCCGATCGCGGAAGAACTGATGGGCTTGCGCGAGGGTTTCTGGGAAATGGGAATCCGGGCGCCGGACAAACCGATGGTTCGCCTCAACGAAATGATCGGGATCCTGCTGACGGGGAGGTCGGACCGATGACCAGGGGCACCCCCTGCCGTGGTTTCCCGAGTCGGAAGGCCGCGTGCAATGCCTTGCGCGAGCAGGGTCGACCGACGCGGGAGATAGCCGCCCTCACGGGATTGACGCTGGCGCAGACCAACTGGGCGCTCTACGCGAACAGCAAGGGCGACAGGACGGTCAGCCTGCCGAAGGATGCATATGTCGCGCTCATGGCGGAGGCGAAGGCCCGCAAACGCACGACGCCGGACCTGATACGATCGTTGCTGGAGGCCATCGTGGACGACGACATGGTCGCCGCGGTGCTGGACGAATGATCAATCCCGCCCCGCAGGTCATCTGCCCGAAGTGCCGGCTCGCGATGACCCCCGAGAAAACCACGTCTGGCAGGATCATATGTCCGATGTGCCGGCAGGAGATTGCGCGATGACCTCACTGGAAGAGGCGTCATATCGGCAAGCTGCAGAGATCGAACGGCTGCGGACTGCCTTGAACTGCATCGCCTGCGCCTCATGACAGGCATCTGCCCCTTCCGGGGCGGAACATTCGACGTGATGCTTCGGGATAAGCAGAAAAGTGCCGTTCCCGGGAGGAGTGAACAATGGACATGATCCGAGCGATCATATTCAAGGATGGTGATCAGTGGGTTGGCCAGTGCCTTGAGTACGATATCGCCGCACAGGCTGCTGATCTTGAAATAGTTCGCAGCCGACTCATGATGACGATCGAAGCGGAAGCTGAACTCAGTGTTGAAGACGGCAACGGACCATTCGACGGTATCAATCCTGCCCCAGAATATTTCCACGACATGTGGGCACGGAAAGGCGGAGACCGGCAAGGAAGTTGAGCGACGAGGATTTTGAATTCGTCAACAGGATTGCTCCGTCTTGCGTCTGGACGGAGTACCGGAACATCACGCCGTCAGGGGGAGACTGACATGGCAACTGCAAACGACGAAACATGGGTTGCCGACACGGATGGTCGGAAGTTCTGGGGCACGGTTCGTCAGTTGACGCAATGCGCGAAATGCGGCGACGAACTGAAAGCCGGATACGATGTGCAACACAGGATTTCCAATATGTTCAAGCCGAATATGCACTTCATGTGCGACGACTGTCACGAAACCCTGCCGGAGTGAAAGGAGACCGTTGGATGTTGACATCCCCTTGCCCCGCCTTCATTTTTAGCTGATGGCAATCGGCGCACCCCCCGACCCGAACGATCCGGACTCCGTCAAGCGGCCTTTTCCTCTGGAAAGCCTGCCGCCGAAGGGCACGAAACTCGCCATGTCCGACAGCAAGGACCGCATCACGATCGCGGAGTTGCTGATCGAGGGCATGGCGATGGGCAAATCCGTCAAGCGGCTGGTCCACGAGCTGTCGGATTTCCTGCCGAGCTACAGCACGGTCATCACTTTCATTGCGCGCGACTCGGAGTTTCGCGAGATGTACCGGGTCGGCAAGCTGGCGACCGCCGAGGTGATGTTCGACCAGATCATGGACGTCATCAACGATAGATCGGAGGACTGGGTCCAGATCCGCAACAGGCGGGGGGAGTTGCAATGGCGGCCGAACCACGACACCGCCGCGAACAAGCGCCTGATGGTGGAAACGATCAAGTGGTATACGGGCAAGGTCATCCCGCGCGTCGCGGACGGAGCAGAGGTCACACAGCCGAATGAGCCAGGAACCATCGACGTCAAAGGAAAAGACATCGGATCCGCGAGAAAACTGGTCGCAGATCGAGTGGCTGGCATCCGAGAGCGACAAAAGTCTTCAGGAGTTTCTGGGGGGTCTGACTGAAAGCCAGGCGGAAGCCCTCCTGTGGGACTGGTCGCTGTGGGCGCGGCCCAACCAGTTGCCGCCCGCGAGCCTGTGGTCGAACTGGCTGATACTTTCCGGAAGAGGGTGGGGCAAAACTCGTAGCGGGGCGGAGTGGGTCCGCAGCACCGAGGCGAGGCTCGGGGGGTCGTGTCGGTTTGCGCTGGTGGGCGAGACCGCGGCGGATAGCCGGGACGTTATGGTCGAAGGGGATTCAGGGATCATGGGGATCTACCCGGAGGGCGAGGCGCCGAAGTACGAGCCGTCGAAGCGCCGGCTGACGTGGAAGTCGGGCGCGACGGCGTCGCTGTTCAACGCAACCGAGCCAAATCAGTTGCGGGGACCTCAGTACACACACGCTTGGGTTGATGAGATGGCGAAGTGGCGCTACGCCGAGGAGACGTGGGACATGCTTTCCTTCGGGCTCCGGCTGGGCGACCTCCCCCAGGTGATTATTACGACGACGCCGCGGCCGATCCCCCTGCTCCGGAAGTTGATCAACAGCCCCCGGACCGTCATTACCCGGGGTAGCACCTACGAAAACATCTCCAACTTGGCGCCAACGTTCATCGAGCAGGTCATCGAGACCTACGAGGGGACGAGGATGGGCCGGCAGGAGCTGGAGGCCGAGATCCTCGACGACGCGCCGGGCGCGCTGTGGACGAGGGCGATGCTGGATGACCACAGGGTTCAGCTTAACCAGACGGAGGGGCTGCCCGAGATGGTTCGGGTGGTAGTGGCGATCGACCCCGCCGTCGCCGAAGCGGATACGATGGATGAAGGACACTCCGAAACCGGTATCATTGTTGCGGCTCTGGGCGGCGATGGACGCGCATACATTCTCGACGACGTTTCCGTTAGGGATACGCCTGGCGGATGGGCGCGTCGCGCTGTTTCGGCCTTTGACCGACACTATGGAGATGTCATGGTGGTTGAGCGAAACGCCGGCGGAGCTATGGTAGAGGCGACGCTGCGGTCCGTGCGGGCGACCCTGAACGTCAAGACGGTGTGGGCGTCGAAGGGCAAGCAGATCCGGGCGGAACCGATCGCCGCGCTGTACGAGCAGGGCCGGGTTTCCCACGTCGGGACATTTGCGAGCCTCGAGGATCAGCAGGTGGCGTTCACGGCGGACGGGCCGCTGGGCCGGGGGGACAGCGACAGGGTGGACGCACTGGTGTGGGCGCTGACGGAGTTGTTCCCGCAGATGGTGAGGCGAACGGACCGGAAAACGAAGGTGCGGCACGAAGGGGTCCGGGGGTACAAGGTGTTCGGGAGACGGCGATGAACCGGGATTGGGAGCGCGGCACACTTGTCCAGGATATCTGCGCGCGAGCTTTGAGACAAGTCGAGGCCAGCCTTCAGGAGGCCATCGACGAGGAGGGGTGCGGCGCGGCGTTTTGTGTGCTGAAGCTGGACATGTGGGCGAAACTTTCATGACCGCGTGCAAGATCGGCTGGGTGACGATGAAGGCGTCGGGGCTGAAGGTTCGCGCGTTCGAGCCGGCGGCGGCGGAGAGCGTTCACCCGGATTTCATCAGGAATGTGCGGCAGGTGGCGGGCGCGATGCCGGCGATGGCCGGTTATTTCCTTGTAGCGTGGGACGGGGATGACGAGATATACCACTCGTGGAATATCAACGCGGACAGCGCCCGTGGCATCTTCGAGTTGCCGGGGTTTCTCCACGCCGTGGCGATGAAAGCGGTGGCGAACGCATGAGTTACATCAAGGCGACGACGGAGCCGAACGACGACGAGCGGAAGAACGGGTGGACCGGCCAGACGCTGACGCAGTATTTGCGCCAGCAGGAGGCTTCGTTTATAAGGTTTCTGGACGACCGCGGGCCACCTGCGATCGTACACCATGGCCTTGGGCGCTATAGCCCGTTCAGAGGAGCTAGAGATTAAATGGCCGGTATGTTTATGCCGAAGATGCCGAACACCACGCCGCCCCAGGTTCTCAGCCTTCCGGAGCCGACGAAGGTCAAGGCCCCGACCAACCCCGGCCAGACCGCCGGGCCGGTTCGCGCGAGTCGGTCCCGTCTCCGGTCGACGAAAGGCACACGCCAGTTTTCCCTGCCGCAGCTCGGCGGGTCTTTCCTTGGTGGAGGCAAACTCGGTTAGCCCATGATGAAATCGGTAGAGGCGCTTCTTCTCCGCGACGAGAGTATGCGTCGTCAGGCCGACGTGTGGCGTCCGTACTGGCAGGAACTCGCCGAAGTATATGACCCCCACGCGGCGGTCATCGACCGGCAGGCCGAAGCAGGCACCCCGCGCGGCGAGGAACTTTACGACGGTACGCCCCGTCTGGCTCTGCGCGATCTGATTTCCGCTCTTGACGGGCTGATGAAGCCCAAGAACATGAACTGGTTCTTTCCGTCCCTCGATGATGAGGAGATGATGGAAGACCCGGAGGTCCGCGTCGCTCTCGCGATGATCCAGGACCGCATGTTCAAGTCGATCTATAACCCCCAGGCCCGGTTCATCGAGAAGTCGGCGGAAGTCGACAACATGCTCGGCGTTTACGGCGGGGGCACACTTTTCATTGACGAGAACCGTTCGCGAAGCGGGTTGCGGTTCCGGGCGTTTCCGTTCAGTCAGTGCAGGTGGGGGGATTCCGGGTCGGGGGACGTGGATATCCTCGCATTCGATCGGATGCTGACCCCGGCGCAGGCCGTGAACGAGTTCGGCCTTGAGAATATCGGGCGGAAAACGCGGGAAACCTTCGAGAACCAGCAGAAATCGTCGTCGCCCGATTCGCCGAAGAAGTGCCGGTTCGTGCAGATGGTGCTTCCGAACGAGGATTTCCTCGCGAAGAAGATCGGATTGCAGGGCTTCTCTTACCAGTCCTCTCTGATCGATGTCGATAGCGAACACGAGATATCGAAATCCGGCTATCACGAGTTCCCGGGGGCGACGCCCCGGTGGACGACGGCACCCGGGGAAATCTATCCGCGCTCTGTCGGGATGCTTGCGCTCCCGGATGCGCAGACGTTGCAGGAGATGGGGAAAACGCTCCTGATCGGGGGCCAGCGGGCGGTGGATCCCCCTTCATGGGTGCTGAACGACGCGGTGATGTCGCCGGTTCGCACGTACCCCGGGGGCTTGACGATCTTCGATTCGCAGGCACTGGGCCAATCCAACCGCGACCCGATGGGGGTTCTCCGCACCGGCGAGAACATCCCCCTTGGCCGCGAGATGCAGAACGACACCCGCGCCCAGATCGAGCGGGCGTTCTTCCGCCATGTCATCTCCCTCCAGACGGAGGGGCGTCACAACGTCACCGCGACAGAGATCCTCGAACAGCGCCAGGATTTCATCCGGCTGCTCGGCCCGGTGTTCGGCCGCCTCGAAAACGACTACGTGGGACGGATCGCGTACCGGGTGTTCGGCATCATGAAAAGGGCGGGTGCGTTCAACGATCTCCCCGAGGAGGTCGTCGACGGACCGCTGATGTTCGAGTTCCATTCGCCGGTGCAGCAGGCGCGCAAGGCCGTGTCCGTCGCAGGCGTGAGCCGGGTTCTCGAGGTGCTCGGCCCTGTGATGACCGCGAAACCGCAGCTTCTGGATAATTTCGACTGGGACGCGATCGCTCGTGACGCCACGGAATGGGCGTCTATCCCACAGGAGTGGCTGTCGAAACCGGAAGTGGTCAAGGCTTCGCGTGATGCCGCGGAACAGCAGGCACAGCAAGAACAGATTCTGGCGGCGACCCAGCCCGTGGCCGGCGCGCTCAAGGACGTCGCCCAGGCGTCGCAGGCAATGGGGGCCGTGTGAGCCTTTTCGGCGCCGAAGATCTGATCGAGTTGCTCGGTGCGCTCCCGCGGGCGCAGATCACGACGGATTACACCGAACAGAGCCGGGCGCAGGATTTCGTAAACACCTTCGAGACACCGCACGGCCAGCGGACCCTGGCGTGGATCGCGCGTATTTGCGAGCCCGGCGTGCAGGACGAGGACGTCGACAGCCACGGGGCGTTGGCGTCCTCGGTCGGCGCGCGGCGGGTTTTTCTGGAAATCCAGAGGTGCATGGTCTACAGAAACCCCATAACCCACGAGGTGCGGCCAGATCCGCGCCAACGCAGCAAGGAGACGACCGATGGCCGACGCGAATCCTGACGGACCGGTGAATGGCGTTCCGGGGAGCGCCCCGCCGGCCCCCGGCGAAGAAGGGAATCCGATCCCGGTTCCGGGAAGCGGCGTTCCGCGCATTCCGGCCGAGCCAGCCCGGGCGGCGGAACCTGCGGAACCTGCGGAACCTGCGGAACCAGCCGAAGCGGCGGAACCCGCAGAGCCCGCAGAGCCCGCCGACGAACGCGCTCCGCCGGAGTGGAGCGCGGTTGTGGCCGCGTTGCCGGAGGCGCTTCAGGGAATCGCGTCCCGCTACACCACCGCCGCCGACATGGCGCAGGCCGTGGCGGACATGCGCAAACAGGTCTCGTCCCGGATCAAGGTTCCGGGCGCGGACGCGACACCGGACGAGGTGGCGCAGTATCAGAAGGCGCTCGGCGTGCCGGGGGATCTGAACGGCTACGACTTCTTCTCGAAGGCGCCCGAAGGGTTCGAGCCCGGAGAGGTCGACGTCGAACTGGTGAAGCGCCTGGCGCCCATCGCCCACAAGTACAATATTCCGAAGGCGGCCCTCGAAGAGTTCTCCGGGGAGTTTTTCTCGGACGTGCAAGGTTTGCAGGAGGACGTCAAGCGCGAGATCGTCAACGCGCGGCAGGAACTTCTCGTCGGCTTGCACAAGGACTGGGGTGCGGATTTCGACCGCAACAAGAACATGTCGGTGCAGGCGCTTGATACCTTCGGCGACGACGAACTCAAGAACCTGATGGACGAGACCAGACTTCAGGACGGCGGGATGCTCGGGGATCATCCGGTCATGGTGAAATTTTTCGCGCGGCTTGGCGCCCGAACCTCTGAAGGAGACCTTGTCTTGCGCGGTGACGAAGAAACCCGGACCTCCGCGGCGGAGGAACTCCGCCAGATCCTCGAGGAGCACCCGCCGGGCAGCGACGGCTATCTCCGCACCAATATCCAGAGCCGTGTCCGCGAACTGAACGAGGCCCTGTACGGCGGCTCGAACAGTCAGGTCGGGCAGCTCTAACCCGTTTAACCAGTCCTCCCCAACTTGAAGCCCGGGTGTAAAACCCCGGGCTTTCTTTTTACGTATGCCGTGATATATTGCACGTAGACGGCTCCCGCCAAGGCGCCCCGTCCTTCGTTTTGCAACCGCCCCGGTGATTTGATCCCGGCTCCCGGAACGCAACGAACCCCAGAACAATCATCTTTGGTTTTTGCGAGGAGAAGGGCGCATGTCTACGTCCGTTTCGACTGCCTTCGTCCGCCAGTACGAGTCCGAAGTGCATCACGTCTTCCAGCGCGAAGGCGGCATTCTTCGACCCACTGTGCGGCTGAAGGACAACATCACCGGGTCTTCGACGACCTTCCAGAAAATCGGCAAGGGCACCGCTGTCACCAAGGCGCGGCACGGTACCATCACGCCGATGAACCAGGATCACACGTCTCCCGAGTGCGTCCTCGCCGATTTCTATGCCGGCGATTGGGTTGACAAGCTCGACGAGGCGAAGATCAACCACGACGAGCGCATGGCAATTGCGCGCGGCGGTGCGATGGCTCTCGGCCGCAAGGTCGACAACCAGATCATCACCGAACTCGACGCCACCACCCAGAGTCAGAAGACGATCGTTGTCACGTCGGCAGCAGCCGTTGATTCGGACATCCTTGAGTGGACCCGCGCTCTGTGGGAAAACGATGTGCCCAATGACGGTCGGGTGTTTGGCGTGATCACGCCGTTCCTCGAAGCGTGCATGCAGCGCGTCGAAGCCTACAACTCGTCCGACTACGTCGATATCCGGCCCGCCGTCGATGGTCCGAATATCATGCGTATGCGTCGCTGGCGCGGCGTCAACTGGGCTGTTCACACGGGCCTGCCAAACTTCCTGGCAGCCGGGTGCAAGGGCTTCCTTTACCACATGGACGCGGTCGGTTACGGAACCGGCAAGTCCGCGGGTAATGCGGCTCAGGGCAACGCGGTGGCGGCCGATGTCACGTGGCACGGCGATAGGGCTGCGTGGTTCGTCAACCACATGATGTCCGGTGGCGCCAAGCTCATCGACGACAGCGGCGTCATCGAAGCCACGTGGGACGACTCCACGACCATCCCGTCGACGTAAGGTAAAGGACAAGGAGAACCAAAATGGCTTTTACCGTTGCCAATCTGTACAACGTCCCGGGTATGCCGCCCGGGTTCGGGGCGTACATCTACAAGTCCGACACTGATGACCGCGAGGACATCATGGCTTCGGGCTATTTCAACAACGCTGACGATGCGTTGAACCTCCAGCCCGATGACATAATCTATGTCACCGGAGACGCGGGTTTCTACACCCTCCGTGTCGACACCGTGTCGGGGGCTGGCGTAGTCACCACCGAACTCGGCAATGGCCCGATCTGGGTGCAGGGCTCGCTTGCCAGCATGGCCGCGACGACGTCGGCGTGGGCTCTTGCCCCGTGCGACGGCGTTATCCGGCGCATGAAGGTTGTCGTGGCGGCCGCTGTTTCGGACGACACGACCTTCGGCCTCGAACTGGCCAGCGCCAACGTCACCGACGGCGCCAGCGCGGCCATTGTCACCGTCGCGGCTTCGGGCGCGGCGGCCGGCGATGTCGGCGAAGGCGAAGCCGATACGGCGAACACCGTGGCCGAGGGCGACGCCATCGAGATCACCTGCGGCGGCGAAGGCTCCGTGGCGGGTATCGCCGAGGTGTATATCGAGATCATTCCGGCGTAAGTCGCGATTTCGGTTGACGAACAGAGGGCGGGCGCTGATTATGCGCCCGCCCTTCTTTTTGACCGGAGATGCCGACCGATGGGGACTTCATGGCTGGATCGTCTTGAAAAAGACATCGTCGACGGCTCCGCGCGGATAGGGGATGTCCAGAGTTTCTGCGGCGCGGAGAGTTCTTCCTACAACCAGGCGATCGACTTGCGCGAGGGGCTCCAGTCCATCGAGGCGTCCGGGCCCTACCCCGCGCTGCCGAAGCGCCGTCGGGAGGGCCCCGCCCTCGTCTGCGGGTTCGCGTGGAACCTGATGGACGACTACGCCGCCGCCCTGAAGATATTCGGGAGCGTCCCGGTCTTCGCCGTGAACCGCGCGGGCGGCGCGCTCGGGGGCGACTACCTCGTCAGCAAGGACATTAACCACGCCGAGGGATGGCGCGCGAAGCGCGAAGCCTTCAGCGAGGACAAGTTCCTTTATATCGCGCCACGCCGGTGGCGGGGCGTTCGCAGCGACTGGCCCGCCGTAGATCACTGGTGGCCGGCGGCGAACAGCGGCGGGACGACGGCGTGGTGCGCCGTCCGGATCGCCCGGTTCCTCGGGCACAGCCCGATCGTTCTCTGCGGGGTTCCGCTGGAGCCCGGCCCTTACCTGACAGGCGATCAGGGGGATACGTGGACCCCTGCGAAACTCGAAAGTCACACGCACTCCGTTCGCAGCGCCATCCTCGCGGATCAGCATCTGCACAAATTCGTCCGGTCCATGAGCGGATGGACGCAAGAAACCTTCGGAGCGGCCTGAATGATGAAAATAGGTTACGCGGACCCGCCCTATCCCGGCTGCGCTCACATGTACAGGGATCACCCTGACTACAATGGGGAGGTTGATCACGCACGTCTGATCGCGCGCTTACAATCCGAATTTGACGGGTGGGTACTCCACACACATGTCCCGGGGCTGCGCATGTTGGAGCGGGAACGCCTGCTCCCGGAAGACGACATTAGAATATGCCAGTGGGTTAAACCTTTTGCGGCATTCAAGCGAAATGTTCCGGTCGCCTACGCATACGAGCCTGTGATCGTCAAAGCCTGCCGAAAGCCCGTCGTCAGCAAGCGTCTCGTCATGCGTGATTTTGTTGAATGCCCGATCACAATGCGCAAAGGGCTGACCGGCGTTAAGCCCGAAAAGGTCTGTCATTGGGCTTTCGAAATTGTCGGCGCCAGGCCCGAGGACGATCTGGTCGATATGTTCCCCGGCACCGGAGCCGTGTCGAAAGCGTGGAAGAGTTGGCAGGGCTTGTTCACATTGCCGGGGGGACCGGAGAGTGCGTGAAGTCACCACGATCCTGCCCTTCTACTGCCAGCCGCTCATGCTTCGCGAGCAGTTCAAGGAGATCCGCGGCGCATGGTCGAAAGAGATCCAGCGCCGGTGGCACCTCGTCATCGTGGACGATGCCTCGCCCAAATGGGGCTTCGGCATGAAGCTCCACAACAATGACGGCTCTCCTACCCGGAACCACCCCATCGGGGGAACGCCTCGCCTCGTCGACGTGCAGGCGCTCCGCATCGCCAACGACATCCCGTGGAACGTGGAGGGCGCTCGAAACATAGGCGTCTACTACGCCCGGACGGAGTGGGTGCTCCTCACGGCCATCGACCACATCGTCCCCGCGGCGACGGCGGCGTCTCTCCTCGACGGGGACTTCGACCCGAATCGGGTCTACGAGTTCCCCCGCTACGACTACGATACCGGCGCGGAAAAACCGCCTCACCCCGGCAGTTTGTTTCTGACCCGCAAGACGTGGGAAAAGATCGGCGGGTGCGACGAGCGCCTCGCCGGGGTTTACGGAGGCGCGGAGGAGTTCAGGGGCCGCGCGGTATCGAGAACAGGTCCGATCCTTCTGGCGCCGAAACCGCTCGCGTGGGCATCCCAACGGGTGGCCAAGGACGCGGAGGCCCCCCGGGTGCAGCGAATCAGTCGGGAAAACACGGCGGCTCTGAAAAAGGTTCTCGCGGAGATCGCGAAGGATTCAGGCCCCCGGCGGTTCACTTTCGAGTACAAGCGAATCATGTGAGCGGCCCACTATACCGGACGCGCCCCCCGTGGTACGTTCCCGCCGGAAAACCGTTTACGGCAAGCACAAGGAGTATCGAGGATGACGGTCACGAGCGAGGCGATCAATACGCTCGCCCTGGACGTTGAGGCTACGGCGGCGGGGGTCAAGATCCGCGGCGGCGACTACTCGGTCGAGTGTATCGCCGGAACGTGGAACAGCGCAACGGCCCAGCTCCAGAAGCTGACGGCCGCCGACGGTACGACGTATGTCGATGTGACGGATGTAAGCTTCACGGCGGACGCCGCGCTCCGCGCGATCCTTCCGACAGGCACGTATCGTTGCGAGATCACCGGGTCGCCGACCAACGTCACGATGGTTCTGGTCCACGGACGTTGACGGGGAGGACTGGCAGTGTCCTTCGCGTCCTCCGGTTTTGCCCAGGGATTTCTCGTGGGCTTCGCCATAGGATGGGGGACTTCCGTTCTTGACACACCCCCGGAGGATCCTCCGTAACCCGCCATGACCTTTCGCTCCGAGTTTCCGCAGTCGAACGTCGTTGAGTTCGAACATCCGTGGGATGTGTCATCCCGGGACGCGGACACGGCTGGCCTCACGGTGGTGCTATCCGCGACAGATGTTGACGAGGACGCGACCCAGGGCGACACGATCGCCATTATCACGGCGACCGGCGACGCGACCCTCGACAGTTTCTCCCTTCTGTCGGATACCGACAGCAAATTTGAGGTGTTCGACGATACCGGGGGTTCGGGCGACTGGCTTCTGCGGGTTCGCACAGGCGCGAGTTTTGACTACGAAACCGCCACGAGCCATACTCTGACCATCAGGGCGACGGACACGGATACGAACACCTACGACCAGCTCTTCACGATCACGGTCAACAATGTCGCGGAAGGCACAGAGGGCGTCCCGATGGGGCTTCTCCTGAGCCTGACATACGCGGCGTAGAGGAAAGAAATGGCTGACACAGCGATTGCGATCACCGCCGGGGTCGGCACGAACGTCGATACCCGGACAGAAGGCACGAACGGCAACCACCGGCAGGTCGTCGTCATCGGCGATCCCGCGACAAACGCTGGCGTCGCTCCGGTGGACGCAACAGCCGGTCTGAAGGTGGATCTCGGCGCCGACAACGATGTCACGGTCACTGGCACGGTTACGGCGAACCTTTCGACGACGGACAACGATGTCCTCGATACCATCGAAACGAACACGGACTTCGGCGCCGTCGTCGGCGGGGGTGTGCAGGCGACCGCACTCCGCGTGACGGTCGCGAGCGACTCAACGGGGGTGCTCTCGGTCGATGACGGGG